AGAGAAGGGCATCACAGGTTAAAGATGAGCAGTAGTCAACGTTCTGATCAGGTTGGACAACCCAGATAAGCTCCTTAACAGGGTGGTTGAAGTTGAGCTTAATCTTGTTTGATGAAGAACCGACAGATTCATCACCAGTGAACTGGAGCTGAGTAATGAGGTACTCGTGAGGATTCTGGGCCATTCTGCGACGTTCATCAGTATCAAGGAATACGTAGTCAACATATAGAGAAGCAGCAACTAAAGACTGGTTGTAGGCAATAGTGGCAGGGACAGGGCGTCCGACAGTGTATTGACCAGATTGACCAGAGTAAGGACTAGTGTTGCAGTTAAGGGTAGTAACAGCCCAGAGACACTCATCAATAGGACGGATATCAAGGTTAATCTTGACTTCGTGGTATTGAAGAGCAATCAAAGGAAGGGCAAGACCAGGGTTGGTACAGAACCAGAATTGAAGAGGAACATAAAGAGTGGTCTCAGGAAGAGCATTACGAGGAGCACAAACTTGACGAGGAGCCAATGAGTCACAAGGGGATTCAACATCAGCGAAAGAAGGATCAGTGATGAATGTAAGTTGAGTGGTGTTACCAATCATCTTAAAGTATCCACGTTGTTGCTCAGCAGTCATTGTAAGCTGGTTCCAGATGTGCATCCAGTCACCATATTGGCGATCAATACGTTGACCACCAATTTCAACTTCAACCTGGGCAATTAATTGCTCTCCAGGGAAATCAAGCCAGCGGGCATAAACACCGGTGTTCTGGCCAGCAGAGTAGTTTCCAAGACCCATAAGCTGGTTAATTTCAGGAAGAGTAACTTGGAGATAAGTACGGTATGCGAGATCACCATTTCTGGAGATAACACATTGGACACGGCGACCGAAATCGGCTTGACCGTTGAAAGTTTGTTCAATAGATTCAATTGCAAAGTTAGTATATCTGCGATAAGTAACTTTCCAAAAAGTAATTTGAGGATTACCAGTAAGGTAAACATCTTGCGATGATCCCTACTATTTCTATTAGGGGCAGAGTACACCTTATGAGATTTCTGGTTTGACTAGAACCATCATTAATCCCCGATTGCCGTCTACTCGTTGAACCTTTATCTTATATCTGTCTCTATCTTTAGAAAAGGTAAAACTAAAATAAAATACAAAATATTTTAGCTCCAAAATTTTAAAGATAGTTGTAGTTTAGTTAGAAATTTTGACTCCACCTTTTCTAAAGATGTGATATAAGATACTTGGCTGCGGATTGCCCAATCTTTAACGTTTTTACTATGCCATCGGTCATTATCCTATGGTATTATTTATGTCACCATAAATAAGTAGTAGTTAAAGCTCTAAGGGGGTTCCCGCAATTTGACAATCTTGCAAATCAATAATATATTATTGATTCACTAGCGAGTTATATAATTGAGTGTTACAATCTCAATTCATGTATTTACACTGTTTTCCTACTATGGCGATACATGACCCATAGCAGCAGCTCACTGTTGGCGCCCAAGAGTTAAGCGCCATAGGCTACCAGTTGCATTAATCCGCCTCCCATAGTTTATAATTATGCTAAAGAAAAAAAATTTTTGAATTTTAATTTATTTAATTAATTTAATTAATTTAATTTAATTTGCAAAAATTTAATAATTATAAATAAAAATGATATTAAAGTATGTTAATACATAAAAATAATATTATAAATGTTACCACAAGCAAATAAAAAAGAAATATTTATATCTAAAGCAAAAAAAATTCATGGGGACAGATATGATTATTCAAAAGTGAAGTATATAAATGCTAAAACTAAAATAACTATAATATGTAGTGATCACGGTGAATTTCAACAAACTCCATCTAATCATTTGTGTAAATTTAATTGTCAAAAATGTTCTAATAATTTAAAATTAGATACTATTACATTTATTGAAAAAGCTAGAAAAGTTCATGGTGATAGATATGATTATTCAAAAGTCAATTATATTAATTCTGGAACAAAAGTTATCATTATATGTAGTGAGCACGGTGATTTTGAACAAATTCCAGATTTTCATATAAATAGAAAATGTAATTGTCCTAAATGTATCAATAATATTGTAAGTAATGTTGATGAATTTATAAAAAAGTCTAATAAAATTCATAAAAATAAATATGATTATTCCTTTGTTATTTATATTAATTCTAAAACACCTGTTAAAATAATTTGTGTAAAACATGGTGAATTTTATCAAACTCCTGATTTACATATAAATCAATTATGTGGTTGCCCACACTGCATAAATAAAACAGAATTTATATTTTATAAGAAACTATTTGAAGTATATCCTACAATTAAAAGACAATTTAAAACTGAATGGTGTAAAAACTTGCTAACAAATAGAGCATTGCCTTATGATTTTTGTATTGAAGAATATAAAGTTATTATTGAGATAGATGGAGAACAACATTTTAAGCAAATTTCTAATTGGACATCACCTGAAGTTCAAGTAGAAAAAGATAAATATAAAATGGTTTGTGCAAATAAAAACGGATTTTCTGTTATACGATTATTACAACAAGATATTAGTAAAAATAATTATGATTGGGTTGAAGAAATTAAAGATAATATAGAAAAAATTATAAATGAAAATATAGTGCAAAATATTTTTATGTGTAAAAATAGTGAATATATACTTTTAGAAAATATACTTTTAGAAAATATACTTTTAGAAAAAGTATAGCAAAATACATTATACTTTTAGAAAAAGTATAGCAAAATACATTATACTTTTAGAAAAAGTATAGCAAAATACATTATACTTTTAGAAAAAGTATAGCAAAATATATTATACTAAAAAAAATTGAAATGAAATTATAAAATTTAATAAGTAATATAATTATTTATTAAAGACACATAGATGGAGAACATACTGCAAAAGCTAGGTTCATTATACGATAAAAGACACGACACATGGCTACAGTTTAGTGATTTTTATAATAAATTTACACCAATCCATGATGAAAGCTATGCTGGATTAAATGAAGAATTTAATAAATACGATGAAATTTCAAAGGATAAAACAAAAAAACGTGCAAAAATAATGAAAAAAATTTATCAAAAAAAGGATGTAGATGATTTTATTTGGGATATATGGTCAGATGCAATAGACCAGATGAATATATATTGTGAATATGACGATCTATTTACTATAGATAATAAGTATTGTTCAACTGCACATATTACTAGAAGTAAAGGTAAAATTATTGCCGAAAACTGTTGCAGTTTATGCTTAGAAAATCACGACATAAAGCACTTAATTAGAACTTCGTGTGGTCATTATTATGGAAAATCGTGTTTTGCCGAATTTGTTAAGCATTGTTTCTATGAAGATGAAGACAAATTTAAGTGCCCAAATTGCAGGTGTGTTGAGTTTTCAATTCAACAATTCAAATACAAAAAATGAGAAAATATATAAATTTAACTAATAACTTTATTAAGATCTAAATTAGTCTTCATAAATTTAAGTAAATAAGAGTCTTCAAAAACTTCTTTTTTATTTTCATTATGTTTTGTGAATACATATGATTCATTCTTTTTTTTTACACACCAACCTTGCTCTATAGAATTAAATAATATTAACATTTTTTGAAACTTAATTGCATCTACTTTAATATTTTCATTTTCTAAATCTTTTAAAGAATTCAAATTCAGCTTTATATCCATTAAAATAATAAAAGAAAAGTAATCATTTATTTAAACTTGTTTGTTTATAAATATTATAATTTACTATTTATTATTACTTCTTTTATGCCTAGGATAATGATATTCTTCATTATCTAAATTATCTATTGTTGTTTTAATAATATTACCTTCACTATTTGAATAATATATTTCTTTTATTTTATAACCTTTTTTTAATGGTAGAGTTTTAATTATTTGAATACAATTGAAACAAGGTTTGCTAATTTGTAATTTATTTGTTGGTGACAAACGAATCACTAATAAACTTATTTCTTCTAACCTTTTTTTATATTTTATTGGTATTAATTTTGAAAGAGCATCGTGTTCTGCGTGGATTCCTTCTTTTATTCCATCAGTATCTCCCATTTGATTAACACCATAGCTAAGAATTTTTTCTTTATTTAAATATTTATTTAATGAATTTATTTTTCCTTTTAAAACACACGATACGTGATTATATGGAACACACACACAAGAAGTAATATTATTTTTTCCATTTTCATATAAGTTGATATCCGTATTTATAGGAAGACAAAACCTTTTTAAAAATAATGTATCTAATAAATTAAACATGATGTATAACTTTATAAATTAAAAAATATTCTGAAAATTTTTCTCATTTTTTTTATTAATTTATTAATTTATTAATTTATTAATTTATTAATTTATTAATTTATTAATTTATTAATTTATTAATTTAATTTAAAAAAGAAAATATATTTTATATTTATTTTTAATTAAATAAATATTTGTTATTTAAACTAGATGCCGTCCTTTAAGCCAAAAACAAATAAAAAAATAAAGTTTAATAAAAAAACCGCAATGACGCTTGATACAAAACATAATGAATTTTTAAATGAATTTTCTAAAGATGAAAATGATCGTATTCCTAATTTAAAATTAGAAAGACAAATATTAAAAAATAAACTTTTAAAAGAAAATTCATTAGAGCAAAAACTTGAAATTGAAGATAATATTTATGAAATAACCCAAAAAATAAAAGAAATTAAATCAAAAAAAAAAGAATATTTTCTTGATAATTCAAAATTTATATTTGATTATTTTGAAAATAAAAAAAATATATCA